ATCGAGGATCAGGAATTTCACCTGCTCAAGTCTCGCATCGCGTAATCTAGGCAGTTTGCTGCCTTGGTTTAACCTCCTTTCGCTGAGTGTTCCGTGGTCCAGGTCTACGTGGCTGGTAGGCTCGCCTGGCGGGCTGTCGTTGACGGCTGGGCTGAATCTTTGGAGGTGGTTTCGACCCATCAGCACGCATCCGGTCAGGGGTTATGACCTTGGCCCTAACTCCCTTCCCTTCAAACGCCGCTACGATATAACCCTCAACTTCGTCCCAAGTGTGACCGTCAAGTCCGCAGAAGATACGCGGCATGTGTACAAGCTCATCCTTGTTATGTGCCGCTACTGCGACCAATGCTCTGAGGCAGGCGTTTATAGTCTCGGCGGTGGGCTTATCGCCTCGAAGGGTTTTCCCAACCAAGTTATATACTATCCTGTCTCCGTCCTTTGTTTTGACAACGTGTCGTTGGACCGTACCCACCACCGGTTGTTCGGGTGATGTTACATTCTGCCTACCGAGTACGTCGCACACTGCCTTCGCCACACCCAAGCTCATGGCCTGGTCTGCGGAGATGGCGTGCGCGATCACCCTGTAGGCGGGGTCCAACAAGTCACCGCGGACGTAGCTAATCACTCCTCGTCCGTTAGCTGGAGTGCTGGTGTTGCCTTGAGCAGCTCCCGCACCTCCGGCTTGGCTAGGAGTCCCTCCACGGTGGTCGCGGCCTTGCGTGTCGCTACATTGAGCGCCGCGATGAATGCCGCTATGTCCCGCAACCTCCTGGGGTCGCTGGTCTTGACGTTGTTCATCTGTTGGGCCAGGCATTGGTTCGCCTGCTCGATCTTCTCTGGGAATAATTCCACCAGTTCTAGTAGACTGAACATGTCGATTTGACTCAAATAAACGTTGGTCCACCCTGTCCTCAACCGGCTGACCACACGGGGCTAGCGTGCCTTTCCAATGGTAGGGCTCGTAGTCCTGGTTGATCGTTGGGACAGCCCAGACGTCGTTGATCTCGGCCAAGCGCAATGCTAGCACTTGTAATTCCTCACGTGTGAGGCCTGTGCGGGCAGCTGTACAATCCCACATTAAACCGATATCTTCTTCGCGCTGGGGCCACGCTCCACCGTTGGTTAGCCAATAGGGTTTCTCTTTATCGGCTGACTTCCGTGCGCGCCGCACTTCATGAGACTCACACGGGCGTTGCTCCACGATCCTAATCACCGCCCGGCAGTAGTCACTCGTTATGGGACTAAGGGAATCTGTTGTTAGATAACCTTCTAGCCGGTCTAGGGCTGCGGTTTCAATAGGAACGTTGGGGTCTCTAGTTGTTATGTGCAGCTTACGCCACGTCCGTAGCGGATCTTGAAACGACGAGTCAGTAGTCAGCGGGTCCGGAAACACGCGTGACAAGAAACAAAAGCCGTGAGAGGGATCAGTTGGTTCGATCTTTATTTTCATGCCAAAATGATCAGCCACCTTAACCAATGCCTTTTGGAACCGCTTATCCATCGCGCCATCATCGCCGAAGCAGGGCCCTATTAGAGCAAACGCTTCCTCGGCGGTTAAATCCGGCATAGTTATCCGGATTGCGCAATACTGATTAAAGGCGTTGTACTCGGTGTTGTCATCCGTCGTGGTGGGTGACCCGGATTTTACCCCAGGACCCGCCTCATAACGGAAGTTGAAGCGCTTGGCTCTAGCAGGGCACCTTATGAGCATACTGTAATACTCCGTGATCTCCTTGTGGAACTCCTTCGGGAAATGGCGCAGCTTAATAGCCAGACCTATTTGCCGTTGGAGCCACTCGGATACTGTCCCGTCCATGTTGCTGTAGTCGCATTCCGCAACAGAGGCAACACAGGCGAAAAATTCACGTACCTTTTTGGTTATCTCAACCGGGGTGGAACCCGGTAGGAACCAGTGCTCATTATGTTCCTGCTTTAAAACCTGGCGCTTCAAGGCGATGGTATATCGTGACAACTTAAGCATATACCTTGTGTCAGCGAAGCTGGAGATTATCCTCCCCGACTTCGCACAGGGTTCGTTCTTCACAAAAGACTCGATCAGGTGTCGATGTGGCGCATCAACTGTTTCCCAAACTTGCTTGGCAGCTAGCTGTTGGGCAGGCTTGTCCATCTCGTCTCGCACCTCCTCCAATGTTAATGGGGTACCGGTGTGTTGTTCTGGGACTACCAGGCGCACGAACTCTGCCGCATAAGTGTGGTACCTCATACTAGGTACTTTGCGGTTAATGTGAAAGGTCACCCTCTCATCAATGGAGTTAGATAAT